ATAAATCTTAATAAATCTTAATAAATCTTAATAAATCTTAATAAATCTTAATAAATCTTAATAAATCTTAATAAATCTTAATAAATCTTAATAAATCTTAATAAATCTTAATAAATCTTAATAAATCTTTTTCTTTTTTTAATATAATAGAATATAAAACATGAATTCTCGTCCAGAGTATGAAACATTACAAAAATATTATCAACTTCCTGGTCAAAATATTATAGATCAATCTAATATGTTTCCTGGAAAAAATACAAATCCTAAATTATTTCTACTTGATAGAGGAGGTAATTGTAGTTATAATAGGGATTTATATGAAGGTTTTCAGGGAGGTGTATGTGAAAAGAAAAAGGAATTTCAATTTATGCCGGGGGATCGTATATTGGATGGGGATTATTTTAAAGGATGGAATGATTCTTTTTTCTTCCAGACAAATTTATTTAGAAATAATCCAAGTTTATGGCATGATCCTTTCAAATCTAATTATTTTCAAGGTAAATAAAAAAAATTGAATTTAACATATTTAATTAGATGTAAATATTTATTAAATGGCAGAAGAAAAAAAAATATTGAGTCCGTAGAAAATTCACAAAAAATATTTTGGAGTTTATTGGATTATTATTATGATCGTTTTAATTTAATGGATACCATTGCAGAAGATGAATATGAAACATTTTGTGAAAATAAGTTTCCACTTCTCAAAACACTGAAAGAAAAGGGTCTTAATGTTTTTGAGGATTGTATAACATTAGCTGAAGCCATACATGGTTATGCTGATGAAGAACAATTAAAATATGTTGGGTGGGTTATGCCGGCTGCGTATGGGTATCCTAAGGGAGAACATCAAGAAAATGTTAAAAAGTTAAAAGAATACTATGATAAAAATAGGCCAAGTTCGGTTGAGCAAAATTGAATTTATAATGGCTGAATAACTGAAAATATAAATTCAATTTTGATGACAGATGAAGAATGTATTGATTCTGAGGAGAATCGGCAAAAAATATTTTGGACTTTATTTGATTATTATTATTATTATTATTATGATAGTAGTGATGTATTTGAAATGTATACATTGGATGAATATGAAAAACATTGTGAAAATAAGTTTCCATTACTAAAAAAAATTCAAGGAATAAGTGTACATGTTTTTAGAGATACTGTAACTTTAGCTGAAGCTTTATATTCTTACGCAAATAAAGAACAATTGAAGTATATTGGATGGATTATGCCGGATGCATATGGACATGGTGTTAAGACGTTAAAAGAGCATCAAAAGAATATTAAGATGTTAAAAGAATATTATAGAAAAAATAGACAACATACTGTATGAAAAAATTGATTTTGATAAAATGTCACTGGTAATAAAAGTAATATAATCTAAAGGATAAGATGACTGAAAAGGATAAGATACCTGAAAAGGGTAATATGACTGAAGAGGATAATAATGAAATCTTCTGGCAATTGTTGGATTATTTTTATGATGAAAATCGCTATAAATTTAATGATAAAAGCAAAACAGATGAACAAAATAATGAGGAGTTTATGAAGTATTGTAATGATACATATCCATTACTGAAACATCTAAATGTATTTCGTATGTATTGTACCAAATTCGTATGTTTGGATTTGGTAAAATATGCAAACGAAACGCAAAAGAAATATGTTGGTTGGCTTGAGCATACTGTATATTGTTCTCCGGATGATGATGATGAGGAAGGTATTGCACTAGAAAAACAATCTGAGGACAATCTACGGAAGTTTTATGATGAAAATCGAAAACTTACTAAAACTTGATAGTGTAATGTTTTGTTGCAAAAATAAAGAATTTATTAAATAATAAATATATTTAATCCTTTATATATTCAAAAGAATTCTTAATTTTTTGGAAAGGATTATCTTTTTTTATTTGTGTTATGATTGTATTTTTAGCGGTTTCTGGTAAATAAATACATGTTTTGTGATGAAGATATACTTGATCGTTTGAAATGATGATAATTCTGGATAGAACTTGATCATCTGTGGTGGTATCCCATCCATTTTCGGTTTTAATTTTGACACTTCTTAAATTTGAGTCAGTTAGTGTCAATGGGAAAGATATTTTCTTTGGATATTCTATATTTTTATCTTTAAGTTGTCTATTACAGTTGTCTTTAAGGAAAAATGAAAGACATTTTGCGTAACCTTTGACCCCATTGAGTTGATAAGATTCTAATAGTGTTTTAGTTTCTTCTTCATTTAGATGATAATCACCTTTATAATTATATATAAATGTTTCCATATCAATCATGTCTGGTAAGTTTTGATTAAGAAATTGGATTGTTTTTTGACTATTTATGATAGGATTATTAAGTTGTACATTGGTTGTTGTAGTATTATTTCCGCATTTAACGGCGAGTTCCTTAATATTTTTTTGTGCTTCTTTGAATGTTTCTATTTGTGTTTCTTGTAATTTTATGAATTTATCTAAATTTTTATCTTGTTGTTCGACGACTTTATCTAAAGTGATTTGGTTCATTTTGAAAATAGTTTCGATTAATCCATCTTTGAAAGTGTCTTTTAGTGTATCATTTGAAGGCGTTTCAAATGAAGATGAAGAATGTTTTATATTTTTGGAAGGTGGACAAGTTTTACGGTGGCGGTAATAACTACTCATATGTTTAAAGTTTGCTCCACATTCACAATCCATAACTATACAATAGTCTTTATTATTTTTTTTATGTTTATTTGTTTCGAGGTGTCTCTGATATAATGTTTTATTATTTGTCCTAAATACACATGCTTTACATTCATATGAAATTCTAGGGAACATCTATTTTATTAATAATAATTTATATTAATTTATATCAATCTTATTATTATCATAATTTTAACTTCCTTTTTACAATGCTTTAGTATCATTTTCTTATCATTTCAGATATCATTTTAAACCTAAAAGATTGCTATAATCGATATCAATGATATGTTATCAATGCTAACTTTAAAGCTATATATAGCATTTTTATAGCTTTATAAAAAAAATCGGATAGCCGAGATATACCCTTATATAAGAGACTATTATTTTGAAAATGAGCCAATTTCGCACATTTTTCGCACATTGAGATTTATCGCATTTATTATACTTTTAAAGCATTTTAGTGTTGATAAATCTCCATGAGGTCATATGTGCGAAATTTAGGGTAGAGTAGCACCCCCCCTGCTACTAAAAAAACACATTTTTTGGGGTCATGTGTCAGGAGATATTAATATGTTTTCAGGAGTAAGAAATTTTAAAAAACTAGTAGCCCCATAAAAATTCCTGCATTGCCTTTTTTTCACTTTTTTTCAGGAGTGAATTATACCCTTATCTCTAGAACTATACTTGTGAAAAAATGCTATATTTTTTGAAATTTCGCATATTTTTGGTGTGTTTTTCGCACATTTTTAGTCATTTTTGAAATAATAGTGTTAGGGATAAGGGGGTAATAGCGCCATAAAAAAAACACATCAAAGCTAATAAAATGTGTTTTTTTAAAACTCTCCTGGAGCCTTTTTCATTTTTTTTCATTTTTTTTGATTTTTTTCATTTTTTTTAACACATCTCTTAGATATAGAAACCACGTTGGTAACTCCTAAAATAAATTTTCTGTTTTTTGAACTTTTTGGGGGGGTCCAAAAGTTAATTTCAGGAGATAAAGTTGAATTTTCGGGATCAAGTTGATAGTCGGCGCATTATCAAAAATAAAAAAACCGTTCCTCTCACAACTTTCTGTGAGGAACGGAATTCTGGTAAAATAAAATAAATGCCCTAAAATTTTTCAGGACGATCAAGGTTATTATAGCTCTTAAACTTTGCTATATTTTTATTTTTTATATTTTTTAAAAATGCTCCTGCATTCGAGCTCTGCTGAAATTGATTACAAAACAATACTCAAAAAATCAAAAATGACCCTCATAGAATGCTATTTTAGTGTTTTTGACATTTTTTCTCAGGAGCTAGGGCTTGAGTTAAACCTTCTTTAATACATGTTTTCACAAAACTTTTAACACTTTTTTTCATTTTTGTCTCAAAACGCACTATGGCGTATCGCACCTCTTATCCCTGACACTATACTGTAGAAAAAAGTTCATTAGCATACCATATGGGATTTTTATGCATATCATCCCAAAATCAATGTGTCAAAAATGATGTGTTTTTGGGACATGGTATGTATTCAAGTGTATTTAACTCAAGCCCTATATTTTTTTCAGGAGCACTCCGTCACTTATATACTTCAGAAAGCTAAAAACATGATTTTTATTAAAAAATGAGGTATAAAATATGTATCATAATAGTTTTTTAAAGAAATTCTAAGTCAATTAATGAAGTGTTGATACTAGCATCACTACATGTTAATTATACTTGAAAAGATCAATAAATATATACTACCCCTTATAAATTATATGTGTTTCTAAGTAAAAATATTAAAAATGTAAAAATATCATCACACTAACCATTTATGTGGTGATATATATATTTTGAGGATCTAATAGATATGAGTAATACCCCTATATTACTCTTAATTATTAATTAAGAATTAAGAGTAATTTTAATTACATAATGAGAATACCGCTGAGATTTCAGATATTTTATTATTACCCCCTAGGGGGGTATAAACAATATAGTTATACGAGGGTCCATAAAAGATATTAGAAATATCAATGGTTTACTTTGGAAAAATGTAAAATATAGCTGGAGATCCCTTGAATTTCCATTTAGAAAAATAGAATATTTTTAGAGTTTTTAAGCTGTTAATATGTTTCCTATAATATTTCCAGTTAAATTAACTGACACTGTATAGAGGTACGTTGGTCCCTAAAAGATATTAGAAATATCAATGGTTTACTTTGGAAAAATGTAAAATATAGCTGGAGATCCCTTGAATTTCCATTTAGAAAAATAGAATATTTTTAGAGTTTTTAAGCTGTTAATATGTTTCCTATAATATTTCCAGTTAAATTAACTGACACTGTATAGAGGTACGTTGGTCCCTAAAAGATATTAGAAATATCAATGGTTTACTTTGGAAAAATGTAAAATATAGCTGGAGATCCCTTGAATTCCAGTTTTAAAATAGAGCAATTAATCAGTGGTTTAATATGTTTCCTATAATATTTCCAGTTAAATTAACTGACACTGTATAGAGGTACGTTGGTCCCCAAAAGATATTAGAAACGTCAATGATTTCCTTTGGAAAAATGTAAAATATATGTAGAGGATATCTGATATATATTGAAAATTGAAATTTGATATTATTTATGTGAATGGATAATTGCATAAATGTATGTCAAAATATTGATGAATAACGATGAATTAAATAAACCAGGTGATGATGGATATGTACATTTCTATAAACTGGAAGATTTTAATACATGTTTGGGAAAAGTTAGATATGATTCATGTACATACCCTAATCGGGGTAAATTTGATTATGAATACATTGTTGAAATAATCCTGAATACAAATTTGATTCCAGAAACTGGATCATATTTATGGACATCTTGTTATAAAGCTGAATCTAAATATATTACTTTTGGGAAAAAATATAAATTATCTGATCCATACACTATCACAAAACTTAACATTAGTTTTAATGAAACGTATTTTTTAGAAGCATGTCGATATGGTTGGATTGACATAGTAAAATATTTAGTATGCAATAATGCACAACAAATGAAGAAAACTCATATGGGAGGATTATCAGATGCATCTGAGAATGGTCACGTTGCTATTCTAGAATATATCAAATCATGTAATATAAATTTAAATATAATATTCACATATTCCAAAACATGTTTAGATGGTGCTTCTAGATATGGTCATGTTGATGTTTTAGAATGGTGGAAAAACTCAGGATTAGAATTAATATACACATCAAGTTCATTAGATAAAGCATCCCAAAATGGTCACATTAATGTATTAAATTGGTGGAAAAACTCTGGACTAAAACTTAAATATTCCTTTAACTCTATTGATTGGGCATCCAATTATGGTCGCATTAATGTATTAGAATGGTGGAAAAACTCAGGCTTAGAAATGAAGTATACTGAAGCATCTATGGATTTAGCATCTAGGAATTGTAATTTATCTGTATTAAATTGGTGGAAAAATAGTGGATTATTTCTGAAATATTCTATAGATAGTTTAAATAGTCTTTCGGATTACGGTGACATGAAAGTTTCAAGTCAAAAACTTGAATATTTTGAAGGATGGCTTGTTAATTATGATATTGGTTTCACTGGACGCGATAATAATAATTTAATTATACTAGATTGGTGGAAAAATAGTGGATTGAAACTTAAATATGGTATCGACTCTATAGATGGAGCATCAAGAAATGGTTTAATTAGTGTTCTTGAATGGTGGAAAAATAGCGGATTAAAACTAAAATATAGTGTAGACACTATAAATATAGCATCTGAAAAAGGGTTAATTAATGTTCTAGATTGGTGGAAAAATAGTGGATTAAAACTAAAATATAATAAAAATAATATTAATATTATTAATAATATTTTCTCAACACCAACTGTGTTTTCATGGTGGGTATCTAATAATTTATTAAATGAAACATGTACATTAGTTGAAAAAAAATATGAAGGTTTCAATAATATACATGTGGAACTATTAACTTTGTGCAAAAACTACAAAGTTAATTTTAAATACTCTTCACACACTTTCAAAATTGCCGCACAAAACAATAATATAGATTTATTTAATTGGTTTTATAATAATTTATCCATCATCTATGATAATGAAATAATAGATATCGCATCAAAATACGGTAGCGTTAATATATTGATATGGTTGCAACAACATGGGTTTAACTTAGAATGTTCTGATAAAACACTAGAATATGCTTCTGAAAAAAATCACATTAATGTATTAACATGGTGGAAAAACTCTAAATTACCTTTAAAATATTCAGACACATTACTGGAACTTCTAGTAAAAAATAATAATATTGAAATGTTAAATTGGTGGAAAAATAGCGGATTACCTCTAAAATATAATACAAATATTTTAAATGGTGTAACAAATATTAATGTACTGGAGTGGTGGAAAAATAACAAATTACAAATACACTCACCTAAAAATTTAGAAATTTCATATGTGTCAAATTGTTCTGGTGATAATTCTCAGAAAATTTTACAAATTCTAGATTGGTGGCAACACACTAAATTACCTCTCACATACACTACACAATTATTAGATTCTATGGGATTATCTATTACTCTAACTACATGGTGGTTTAATAGCAAATTACCCCTCAAATATACCAACAAAATTCTAGATCTAGCATCATCAAGCGGAAACATTAAAATATTAAATATGTGGTTTAATAGCGAATTACCTTTAAAATACTCACATGAAGCTTTAGATGAAGCCTCTCAACATGGTCATATTAAAATTCTAGATTGGTGGTTTAATAGCAAATTACCAATAAAATATTCACATGAAGCTCTTGATAAAGCTTCCTCAAATGGTCATGTAGATGTTCTAAAATGGTGGTTTAATAGTAAATTACCTTTAAAATATTCAAGTGAAGCTCTAGATAAAGCTTCATTAAATGGCTATAACTATGTTTTAGATACATGGTTTAAGTCTGAATGGGAATTATTATATACTAATTTAGCTTTACATGATGCTGTTTCAAAAGGACATACGCATATAGTAACATGGTGGTTTAATAGTGGATTACCATTAAAATATGATGAAAATGTATTGGAAGATGCTGTAAAATATATTAATATGGAAATGCTTGAATTATGGTTTGAGAGTGGATTACCTATAAAATATAATGAAAATATATTAAATATAGCGTGTGAAAATGGTTATACATATGTTTTGGAATGGATTATGAATTCTAGTCAAGAATTAGAATATACATCAAAGAGTTTACAATTGGCATCCAAAATGAATAATGTACATGTATTAGAATGGTGGCTTAATAGCGGATTACCTCTTGAGTATGATGAAAAAGTATTAGATGATGCTGTTGAAAATTGTAGCATTGATGCTCTCAATTGGTGGACTGACAGTGGTTTAGAATTAAAATATTCTAAAAATATTCGTGATATAGCTACAAAGACGGAAAATGTTGATGTTCTAGATTGGTTAGAGAATAAATAATATTAAATTTGATTATAATTTCAATTGATAAAATTGATTTCGGCTAACATCTAGACATAAAAAGTTAAATATTGTTGTATATATGTATTGTTTTATAATCGACAAATCCAGAGAACCATTATTTCAACCGGGTAAACTCATTACAACACTTTTTTACAGTAATGCAGAGGATTATTTTTTGAGGTTTTACACAATTGATAAACTCAATTCATATAGGTACTCTGATGATACATCATCTATTGCTATTGTTACTTTCTTAAATGACTCTGATGTATTTGATTTTGATAAATATATGTATAATGATAGTATGTTGGATCATGGACAATCATGTAGAATGATTATAAGCGAAAAATACTCTTTATTTAGTGTAAATACACTAAAAAAATTTGATATTCATATATCACATAAATATATTTTTGAAGTATGTCGTCAAAGAAATTTTCCAGTTCTTGAATATCTATTCAAAAATAATAAATTAGGTGGATACGAAAAGATTGTGATAAATGTTATAAGAGACGTTGAAGTATTGACATGGTTTGCACAAACTGGACTCAAATTAGAATGTGATACAAAAACATTTGACAATATATGTTGTCATTATAATGCTGACGTATTGGAATGGGTATTAATATGGTTGTTATCTAATAATATGCCTATAAAATATTCAGAAAAAGCTATTGATAATGCATCTGAATGTGGTAATATTAATACATTAAAATTGTTGGTTAAATTCAATATACCTTTCAAATATTCATCTTGTGCGATTGATGGTGCTGTGACGAATGGTTATATTGATGTTTTAAATTGGTGGATTAATGAGAGTGGGTTACCTGTAAAATATGATAAAAGTGTAATAGATATCGCGAGTGAAAATGGTGACCTAGATATTATTAAATTATGGTTGGATAGTGGGTTGCCACGTGTATATTCTGAAAGGGCAATTGATGCTGCTTCTGAAAATGGTAATATACATGTTTTACAATGGTGGATTGAATCAGGTTTAGAATTAAAATATAGTTCGGATGCGTTGGATAATGCTTTCTATAATTTTAATATTGACGTTTTAAATTGGTGGTTGAATAGTAAATTACCTTTAAAATATTCGGATGATGTTGTATCAAATGAATATTTTCGTTCACATTTAGAATTTGATTGGAATAATAATATTCGGAAAGCAACTGAAGTTTTACAATGGTGGAGAAATAGTGGATTACCATTTAAGGATTTATAAACATTTTACTACATAAAAATTGAATTAAATATTTTTTATATATCAAATCAAACATGAGCACTTTAGAAAATACTACAAATTCTTCTCAAAATATTCTAGAAATTATTAAAAATTTACCTCAATTTAATCCAAGATTCAAGACTTCTCCAACTTTAATCTCAAAAATTTCTAAGAGACTTTCTAATGATTTATTGATAACTATTAAAACATTATTAGAAAATGATAAAAACATTAATATTGACTGGACAGATTCAGATGGTTATACAGCATTAATATACTCATCTAGATATTCAAAAAAATATAATCTTCTTGAAATAGTTAAATTATTGATTAAATATGGTGCAAACGTAAATATGTCACAAAATAATTATGGATGGACATCTTTAATGTATGCTTCAAGAAATTCAAATATAACTAGTTCTTTAGAAACTGTTAAATTATTGATTGATTCTGGAGCTAAATTAGATATGCAAAATAAACTTGGATGGACATCTTTAATGATGGCATCAATAAATTCAAATGACTCAGCTGGCGAAAGTTCTTTAGAGACTGTTAAATTATTAATTAATTCAGGAGCAAACTTAAATATACAAAATAATGATGGGGACACAGCTCTAATGTTAGCCTTAAAATATTCAGAAAAATATAGTTCTTTAGAGACTGTTAAATTATTAATTAATTCAGGAGCAAACTTAAATATACAAAATAAGGGTGGAGATACATCTCTAATGTTATCTATTTTTGCATGTATTTGGAGTTCTTGTAATTTATATAATTTAACAAAAATAGTTAAATTATTAATAGACTCTAGTGCCAACTTAACACTTAAAAATAATAAAGGAGAAACCGCTTTAACTGTGACGCTTGATCAATTAAAATTAGTTGAAGATGAAAAACTTTCTATTGAAAAACATTCTGCGATTGTAAAAATATTAGTTTTATTATCTGAACCTAAAAAACAATCTACAAAAAAACAATCAACATTATCTTATTTTGCACAAAAAGTTATACAAAATGTTAAAAATATCAAACCAAATAATTAATTTTAGCTTAATTTTATGAACATAACGAGTGATTAAAAATGGTAATTCTAGATTACACTTGTAATATTTTTTATTATTTATTTTTTGTAAAGTATGTCAAGTAATATTTACATAATATATTCAAAAGCATTCGGAAACTTTCGTAAAATACGCTAAATAACTCTTTGAAAATTAGCGCAAATATTACGAAAACATTCGAAAGTCTTTGACAGTTTATGTGCGATTTTAATAACTACCCTGGCATCACTACTAAAAAAAACATTAGTAATTCAGTCTATTAATACCTTTGAGTGAATTACTATTTAACCTGGAGAGTATCTAGAATAATATTTTTTAAAAACTTTCTAGTGTGATAAAGTAAAAATTTTAGAGTGTTCTAGTTGTTATTGAATCTAGAATAATACTTTTTATAAACTTTCTAGTGTGATAAAGTAAAAATTTTAAAGTGTTCCAGTTGTAAATGAATCTAGAATAATACTTTTTATAAACTTTCTAGTTAAATAAAGTAAAAATTTTAAAGTGTTCTAGTTGTTATTGAATCTAGAATAATACTTTTTAAAAACTTTCTAGTGTGATAAAGTAAAAATTTTAAGATATTCTAGTTGTTATTGAATCTAGAATAATATTTTTTAAAAACTTTCTAGTGTGATAAAGTAAAAATTTTAGAGTGTTCTAGTTGTTATTGAATCTAGAATAATACTTTTTATAAACTTTCTAGTGTGATAAAGTAAAAATTTTAAAGTGTTCCAGTTGTAAATGAATCTAGAATAATACTTTTTATAAACTTTCTAGTTAAATAAAGTAAAAATTTTAAAGTGTTCTAGTTGTTATTGAATCTAGAATAATACTTTTTAAAAACTTTCTAGTTAAACAAAGTAAAAATTTTAAAGTGTTCCAGTTGTAAATGAATCTAGAATAATACTTTTTATAAACTTTCTAGTTAAACAAAGTAAAAATTTTAAAGTGTTCTAGTTATTTACTTTATATTTATATACTGAAGAGCGATACTATTATTTAGAATCGCCATGTGACAGATTTCTCCAGTTTGATTTTTAACAAATTTGAGTGCTTTTCCATTTTGTTGAACAGCCAATTTACATATCTCTTCAGTTTGATTTTGAACATATTTAAGCATCATTCCATTTTTTTTTACGGCTAACTTGCAAATTTCTTCAGTTTGATTTATAACATCAGTGAGAACAAATGCATTATGTTCAACTGCCAATTTACAAATATCTTCAGTTTGATTTTGAACATATTCAATTGCATATAAATGGTTCATAACAGCTAATTTACACATTTCTTCAGTTTGATTTTTAACAAATCTAAGAGATGCCCCATTATTTTGAACAGCCAATTTGCAAATTTCTTCAGTTTGATTTTGAACATATTCTAGAGCATTTCCATCAGATTGTACTGCTAATTTACAAATTTCTTCTGTTTGATTTTCAACAAATTGAAGAGCATTTCCATAACGTTGCACAGCCAATTTACAAAACGCCTCTGTCTGATGGATAATTTCTTTTATTATAAATTTATTTGTTTTAAACTTTATAGGATTCTTGGAAACAATCGAAAATAAAGCATCTTGACATAACTCAATAATAGCAATATTTACTCCATAATTAGTAAAATGTACAATATCTTCATCTGTCGTAAAATGTAATCCCCCTTTACCAAATGAATATGGATTAAATGGTTGTGTATCTTGATTTAATCCAATATCATATTGAATTCCATAATGATTATGTGTATTATTGAGACATTTCATGAATGTATTTGTTTTAATTTCTTTAATAAATTGAGTATATGTTAACGGTATGTCAATAATTTTATTAGATATTGAGGACATTTTAATTTTAATAAACTGGAAAAAATAATAGATGTATTCAATTTTTTTACATAAAAATAAAAGCATTTCAATAAAACAATTATTTTTCTTATAAAATATGTTCCAGTAATATTTACATAATATATTCAAAAGCATTCGGAAACTTTCGTGAAATGCGCTACATAACTCTTTGAAAATTAGCGCAAATATTACGAAAACATCCGAAAGTCTTTGACAGTTTATGTGCGCTTTTAATAACTACCCCGGGCATCACTACTAAAAAAAACATTAGTAATTCAGTCCATTAACCCCTTGAGTGAATTACTATTTAACCCGGAGAGTATCTAGAATAATACTTTTTAAAAACTTTCTAGGACATAAAAGTAAAAATTTTAAGATATTCTAGTTGTTATTGAATCTAGAATAATACTTTTTAAAAACTGATTTAAAGTTTTTTGGTATTTATTATTAAAATTTAATTATATGTCTGATAAAATTACTTTAGAGTTTGATAGAAATCAACTTGTTACTGGATTAATATCAAATGGAAAGGGAGCAACTTCAGATGCATTTCTTGAAAAATATGTCGAAGCTAGATTAAAGATTGATGAGCTTACAAGAGAAAAAGATGCTATTGAAACGAAAAATAAATTGCTTATCAAAACAATATCTGAACTAAATAAAAATTATAATAAAGTTTTAGATAAAAATGAAAAATGCCGTAATCAACTGGAACTGAAAAGAATTGAATCAAAATTATATTTAGCTTTTTCAAAAGTTTTATTCACTTTTACAGAGAGATTCATGCAAACACATAAATTCGACTATAATACTACATGTTCCATTTGTTTAAACAATTTAACAAATCAAAATATGGAATATATTTGTATGACACAATGTCAACATTATTTTCATGAAACATGTCTCGATAAATATTTTATGAGTGATAATGATAAATGTCCAAATTGTCGTAATGAAATATATGATTTGCGATTGGGTCATTTTGAAAAGAATAATGATGTGAATAATGATGCGAGTAATGATGAAAATAATGTTAAATTTGTCAACAATAATTTAAAATTTAAGGAATTTTTGAAACATTTTCTTGAAAATAGTCCAATGATAGATATTAAAAATCTTGAAGATCATGATGATGCATTGCGTATTTTTGATTATGATAATTTTATTCAAAACCAAGATACATATCAAAATGAACCAGATGTTTTGGTAAATGATGGCAATTTAATTTTGGGATCTATAATTTCTCAATTTGTTGATAATGATCCAAATAATAATGAAGATAATGCAGATGAAGATAATGCAGATGAAGATAATGCAGATGAAAATAATGCAGATGAAGATAATGCAGATGAAAATAATGTAGATGAAAATGTGATAGAAATGGCAACTAGAATTATATTAGAAACTGATATAGAGTAAATAAAATAATTTAGTATGAATGCTAATGCTAATACTAATCAGATAATGAATAAAAATTGATTTAGAGTTTTAAATGAAAAAGACTTAATATTAGATTAAAATTATGTCTTGGACGAAAGTGAAAAATGATTATGGAACTATGTATTACAGTCTTCCAGAGAAACTGCATAATTCTGAGAAAATTTTGATTTTGGATTTAGATTGGACTTTAATTCAACCAGAATTAGGAAATATATTTCCAGTAAATGAAAATGACTGGAGCTTCAGATTTCCAATCAAAAAAGTACTAGAATATTATTTAAAAGGTTATAAAATTGTAGTATTTAGTAATCAAAAACATACATTTGATGGAAAACTTAGTTTTAATTTTGAAGGGTTTAAGAGACGTTGGGCAGCTATATTAAAAGCAATGGATATTCCAGTGTATATTTTAATTGCTCCGACAGATGATTTTTATCGAAAACCTTTAACTGGTATGTGGGATTATTTGTGTAATAATCTTAATGGTAATGTAAAAGTTGATAAAAATCAATGTATATTCGTTGGTGATGCGGCTGGTCGTCCAAAACAAGGTAAAAATAAAGCTGATTTTAGTGATTCAGACTTTAAAATGGCAATTAATGCTGGTATTGAATTTCAAACCCCGGAACAGTTTTTTAGAGATGAAAAATTTGATAAAGAGAGTGTTATGGTGAACATTAATACTAAAAGTTTTGATCCAGCTATTTATTTAACAAAATTACCTGAAATAAAGAAAAATAATCAAAATAATTGGGACAAATTGGAAAAATTATTTACTAACCAATTTCAAAACCCTCCTCGTGTTTTAATGTTATGTGGTTCCCCATCATCCGGTAAATCTTCTCTAAGTAAAAGAATATTTGATTTTGCAACAGATGCTGGCAGTAAATGGCAATTATTTAGTTTAGATATCATTAAAACAAAAGAAAAAATGAAACAATTAATGAATAAAGTATTAATGGACGAGAATGGTGGTGGTGTTATTATTGATTGCACTAATGGTAACATAAATCCAAGGGCTGAATGGATTCAAATGGCACAAATGTTCAAAAGTCCTATATGGTGTATTAGACTTATAAGTGAAAAGAATTTATCATTTCACTTAAATAATCTTCGCCGAACTAGAGGATTTGTTGATCCTAATTATGCATCAAAATATATACCTAGTGTTGCTATACATCGTTTCTTCAAAAGTTATGAAGAACCACAACTTGATGAAGGATTTCAGGATATTCTCAAATTTGAAGTCGAACCCATCTTCAAAAATGAAAAGGAAAAGAAAGAGTTTTTGTTAAGATTTTAAACTTAAAATTTTTAGATTTTGAGAGTTTTAGATTTTAAAAATTGATTTAATTTTTTATATATTTGAATATATGATGCCTAAAAAGAGTAATCCAAGTAGAAAACCTAAAACTTCTAAAACATCTACAGTTGCTAATGCAGTATCTTCATCTTCAAATAGTACTAATAATAATGAAAAAGGTGAATTTTCAATAAGTATTGAAGATCAAATTAAATATAATAAAGAATATCAAGAATCATTAAGTAATTTAATAATAGATCCAGATGATCGTCCAGATAATGAGGTTATTAGGGAAAGTTCTTTATGGGTTGACGTGTATTCTCCAAAAACATTAGATGAATATATTTCGGACAATAGTGATGTGAAAGCAGCTCTAGATTGGTTTGAAAGTTTTCAAAAAAAGAAAGCTGATGCATCTAGATATTTATTGATTACTGGAAGACCTGGTATAGGTAAAACTACATTAGCACATTTAATATTTAAAAAATATGGATATGATTATCAAGAATATAATGCCAGTGAAGTCAGATCTGGTAGTGAATTGAAAGAAAATTTAGCTGTTTTTGGACGAGCATCCATTATTAGCTTTTTAGAAGGTTGTGGTAACACTAAAAAAGGATTAATAATGGATGAAATAGATGGTATTGATTCACAAGGGAAAGAATCAGATGGTTTATCTACGTTTCTAGATATTACACAAGCATCCACACATTATCCTATTATATGTATAGCGAATGATGAATCATCAACAAAAGTATCACGAATAAGAACTAAATCATTTGAAATTAAAATGAAAGAACCATCCAAAATATCATTAATGACCTTTCTACAAAAAATAGTAAAAGGCGAGAAAATACAAATAGACAAAAAAATATTAACCATGATTATAGAAGATTCATCCCACGATTTTAGACAAGTAGCTAATAAATTATATACTTTAAATCTAGGTATATCAAAAAATGAAAAAATTACAATGGATATTTACCAAAATATTCGTGAATTTTGCAAAAATGATAAGACATTTGATTTGGTTGAATCTATAGATACAATTATGAACCCAGAAACATCTCTAAATGAAATGATACGAGTTTATGAAAGTGACGTGAATGGTATTTCTGCTACTATTTTCTCAAGCTATTTACTCAATCTAGATACATTAAAAGTTAATAGTAAAGAGAAATTTAAAGCATTGGGGGAATTAAGTAAAGGTGTACTAGAAGGTGAAATTTATTGCAATTATTATTGGAAACATAAACATAATACTTTAAATGCATATCAGGGAGTTTCTCAAGTCGGAACCGCTCAACACATTTTTTCAGAACTTGCACAAAAAGATAATACTAAACTTAAATGGAAAAACACCAGTAAACGTATATTTTATCTTAATCCACATATGATGAATAGATTATTAAAGGTTGGTTTATCATTGGGTATTTATACACAATCATATATTTCTCAATCACTTGAAGTAGTTTGGAATTTATTAAAATCTTCAAAATTTATTGAAAAGGATACTGTTTATAAAAAGATGTTAGAGACATTATTTGATACTGGAATTACTCCTGATGATTTTGATAATTTTTTCAAAGGATTTTATTTAGCTGGACAAGCCATTCAAGATAATGAAAAAATATTCAAAAAAATAAAACCAAACATAGATAAACATTTTATGCACTATTTAGAAGATCGTTCAAAGGAATTTCAGGGAAATCCTCAATTGAATCGAGATTAATAGGTACAACAACTTCATCAGATTCATTACTAGGTAAGTTGGGACAATAAAAATTTTCAACATAATTTTTTTTTAAATTAAAACTAACTTTATGTGTATGACCCACAATCATGTTTATCTTTGAATTTTTAGGTTTTTTACAAGATTTCCCTTGTTTGGGTTTTTGCATTTTTTTAGGCATTTTATTTTTATTATACTGAAGAAATAATCTTTATGCATTTTTTCAGTACCATAACAGATTACAAAAATTGATTCAATCAAGCACATACACTAAATTATAATAGATATTATAAAATGGACCAAAACAACGAGAATATAGATACCCTAAATACCTGTTATATTTGTTCAGATGAAGTAGAAAATATAGTTTATGTATGCAAATGTCGTAAGATTTGCCATCTTAAATGTTTGCACAAATGGCTCACTGTCAGTCAAAGTAATACTTGTGACATTTGTAAAGAAGCTTATATTGATCTAACACCCTATTATAAAATTAAATCACGTGTCAAACCCATGATAGTATCTATAATAGTTATCACTATCATCGCTACACTAGGATTTGATGCATTGTTTTTACACTATCTTGACAAAATTCTACCCAAATCAAAAAGCACAGACTCATACGCATTATGTATTGTAGGAATTATATTATTAACAATTTACATATTTGGTAGTATTCGTGCTTATTACAAGGAAAATAGAGAAAATATAATAATAATTTCAAATCAATTCAAAAAAGTAAATAAAGAATCTGTCGCTATTAACGTATCTCAATCTCAAAATACAGATACATCAAATGAATTAACTCCTTTGCTATAAAACTTTCTAGAGCAACAAAGTAAAAATTTTAAAGTGTTCTAGATGTAATTCAATCTAGAATAATATTTTTTTAAAACTTTCTAGAGCAACAAAGTAAAAATTTTAAAGTGTTCTAGATGTAATTCAATCTAGAATAATATTTTTTTAAAACTTTCTAGTGTATAAAAGTAAAAATTTTAAAGTGTTCTAGTTGTAATTCAATCTAGAATAATATTTTTTTAAAAGTTTCTAGAGCAACAAAGTAAAAATTTTAAAGTGTTCTAGATGTAATTCAATCTAGAATAATACTTTTTTAAAACTTTCTAGTGCAACAAAGTAAAAATTTTAAAGTGTTCTAGATGTTATAGTAACTGGAATAATGTTTTTTAAAAACTTTCTAGTGTATAAAAGTAAAAATTTTAAAGTGTTCCAGTTGTAATTCAATCTAGAATAATATTTTTTTAAAACTTTCTAGTGTATAAAAGTAAAAATTTAAAGATGTTCTAGATGTAATTCAATCTAGAACAATACTTTTTAAAAACTTTCTAGTGCACAAAAGTAAAAATTTAAAGATGTTCTAGATGTAATTCAATCTAGAATAATATTTTTTTAAAACTTTCTAGTGAATAAAAGTAAAAATTTTAAAGTGTTCTAGATGTAATTCAATCTAGAATAATACTTTTTAAAAACTTTCTAGTGAATAAAAGTAAAAATTTTAAAGTGTTCTAGTTGTAATTTAATCTAGAATAATATTATTTTAAAACTTTCTAGTGTATAAAAGTAAAAATTTTAAAGTGTTTCAGTTGTAATCCAATCTAGAACAATACTTTTTTAAAACTTTCTAGTGCAACAAAGTAAAAATTTTAAAGTGTTCTAGTTGTAATTCAATCTAGAATAATATTTTTTTAAAACTTTCTAGTGTATAAAAGTAAAAATTTAAAGATGTTCTAGATGTAATTCAATCTAGAACAATACTTTTTTAAAACTTTCTAGTGTATAAAAGTAAAAATTTAAAGATGTTCTAGATGTAATTCAATCTAGAACAATACTTTTTTAAAACTTTCTAGTGTATAAAAGTAAAAATTTAAAGATGTTCTAGATGTAATTCAATCTAGAATAATATTTTTTAAAAACTTTCTAGTGCAACAAAGTAAAAATTTTAAAGTGTTCTAGATGTAATTCAATCTAGAATAATACTTTTTAAAAACTTTCTAGTGAATAAAAGTAAAAATTTAAAAGTGTTCTAGATGTTATAGTAACTGGAATAATATTTTTTTAAAACTTTCTAGTGCAACAAAGTAAAAATTTTAAAGTGTTCTAGTTGTAATCCAATCTAGAATAATACTTTTTAAAAACTTTCTAGTGTATAAAAGTAAAAATTTAAAAATGTTCTAGTTGTAATTCAATCTAGAATAATATTTTTTAAAAACTTTCTAGTGTATAAAAGTAAAAATTTTAAAGTGTTCTAGATGTAATTCAATCTAGAATAATATTTTTTTAAAACTTTCTAGTGTATAAAAGTAAAAATTTTAAAGTGTTCCAGTTGTAATTCAATCTAGAATAATATTTTTTTAAAACTTTCTAGTGTATAAAAGTAAAAATTTAAAGATGTTCTAGATGTAATTCAATCTAGAACAATACTTTTTAAAAACTTTCTAGTGCACAAAAGTAAAAATTTAAAGATGTTCTAGATGTAATTCAATCTAGAATAATATTTTTTTAAAACTTTCTAGTGAATAAAAGTAAAAATTTTAAAGTGTTCTAGATGTAATTCAATCTAGAATAATACTTTTTTAAAACTTTCTAGTGCAACAAAGTAAAAATTTTAAAGTGTTCTAGTTGTAATTCAATCTAGAATAATATTTTTTTAAAACTTTCTAGTGTATAAAAGTAAAAATTTAAAGATGTTCT